TTGTCGGCAGCGGAACCCAGGTATTTGAAAACCTGAAATTGGAACCGATTCCGGACGAAATGGTCCGTTCCTTTGACCGCAGGCTCCACGGGGTAGACTGGGGTTATTATCCAGACCCCTGGGCGTACAACGGAATGCAGTATGACGCGGCCAGGAAAACCCTGTATATTTTTGACGAGGCAACCGCCAGACGGAAAGGAAACTGGGAAACAGCCGATATTCTAAAGGCAAAGGGTCTCACTGGAAACGACAGAATCACGGCGGACAGCGCGGAGCCGAAAAGCGTCGGGGACTACAACGCTTACGGCTTATACTGCCGGAGCGCCGAGAAAGGCCCAGGGTCTGTGGAATACAGCCATAAGTGGCTGCAAAGCCTGGACTGCATTTGGATAGATCCGGTCAGATGCCCGGATACCGAAAAGGAGTTTTCGGAATACGAATACGAGCAGGACAAAAAAACCGGGGAAGTTTTAGACGGATACCCCGACGCGGACAATCATCATATTGACGCCGTAAGGTACGGCACGGAATACCTTTGGAAACGTGGAGGAGTGTAAGCATGGGACTTTTTCATTTAATCAAGGAGGCGGTGATGAAGATGCTGAATCTAAAGGAAATTAAAAAGCTGGGCGCGGATCTATCGTCGTATATGGCGGAAGCAATTCGAACCTGGGACGATCTGTTTTATTTAATCAACCAGCCTCCCCATTCCTTGAAGCTGGCGCAGACAATCACCAGCTATCTGGCGACGCTTGCGACCAGCGAGTTAACCATAGACGCGGGCGCGGGCCAGCGGGGAAAATATATCACGGAACAGGCGGCCGGCAATCTGCTTCCTAATATCAACGAGGCGGTACAGCTTGCGGGGGCCGGCGGCATGGCCGCAATAAAGCCGTTTGTAAAGGGCGGGTCAGTCTACGTGGAGATTATCCCACGTTCCCGGATATTCCCGAAAGGCTTCGGTCCAAACAAAAGAATCGAATCCGGGTTCTTTACGGATTTTGACCGTCTGAAGGACGGAAAGCCTGTAGTCCGCATCGAGGAATTTGCCCTTCAGGAAGACGGCCTTCTCATTACCAACCGGGCTTACCGGCTAAAAGAAGCCGATGGAATCGGCGGAGAGCTCTCTCTTTCTGAGGTAGAACGCTGGGCGGACCTTCAGCCCGAAGCTTTTATTTCAGGTGTAGACCGGCCTCACTTCGGCCTAATCCGAATGCCGATGCTGAACAATATTGACGGCGGGCCCCTCCCTATCAGCATTTACGCAAACGCCGTGGACAGCATTATCCAGCTGGACAAAACCTATGAACAATTTCTGTGGGAACGGGATACCGGAAAGCGGCGCATGGTATTAGACCGGGGCGTTGCGGTCAAGGACCCGATCAATGGAAAGCCTGCGATTCCGTTTCGCGAGCTTGCCAGCGACTATTACATGACCATCGACATGCCTGTGGACAAGCCCTGGGCGGACTATACGCCGGAGCTGCGAGGAGAGCATTATAAAACTATCTTTGATACTCAGCTTCGGATTTTGGAAATGCAGACTGGTTTTTCTCAAGGGACCTTTAATATCGATATCCAAACCGGGAGGGTAACGGCCACCCAGGTGATCAGTGACGACCGCACCACTTATAACACCGTCAAGGCGGTGCAGGACCGGGGCATGACCTCCGGGCTGATCGACGCTCTATATTGGTTTGACGTATATTCAACGCTGTACCGCCTGGCCCCAGCCGGAGCCTTTGAGCCTTCCGTCACCTATGGAGATTCCATTTTTGAGGATACCGGTGTGGAATACTCCCGCAGGAAGGCAATGGCGGACAGCAAATACATCAGGCCGGAACTGCTCACAAGCTGGTATTTCGGCGTATCAGAGGAGGAAGCGAAAGCCATGCTTCCAGAACCGGAGACGCCGGAAAACATATTGTTCGGGAGTGATTAACCATGCTCTCCCCTGAATATATCGACCACCTGCCCGACCGTGTTGTTGAGCTTTACGCCGACCTGGAAATCAGGATTCTGGAGGATATGGCGCGGCGCATTTCGAAAACCGGAGCGTTGACGGAAACCGCCCAATGGCAGATGTGGAGGCTGGAGCAGATCGGGGCGGAACGGGAATTTATCCGATACCATTTACAGCGCCTTACCGGGAAAACCCAGGGGGAGATTAACGAACTGCTTGTAGAAGCCGGAGAAGAAGCGCTGTATTATGACGATCAAATCTACCGGGCAGTTGGTTTAAGCCCAAAAGCGCTGCGGGACAGCGAGGCTTTGCAGAAAATAATTAAAGCCGGCTCCGACAAAACCATGAGGCTTTTTGAGAACCTGACAAGCACCACGGCTGACACGGCCTCAAGGCAGTTTGAGAACGCTCTGGACGCCGCCTACATGGATATAACCTCCGGCGCGTTTTCTTACCAGGACGCAGTAAGAAGCGCTGTAAAAAGCCTTTCCAAAGCAGGAATTGACGCAATCATATATCCCGGCGGGCACACGGACAAAATGGACGTTGCCATCCGCCGGGCGGTCCTTACTGGGGTCAATCAAACGGCGGCCAGAATGCAAATCGCCAGAGCCGACGAAATGGAATGCGACCTGGTGGAAACTACAGCACACATGGGCGCCAGACCGGAACACATGGACTGGCAGGGCAGAATATTCAGTCGTTCCGGGAAAAGCCGTAAGTATCCAGATTTCGTAAAATCCACTGGCTACGGAACCGGCCCGGGGCTGTGCGGCTGGAACTGCCGCCACTCCTTTTTTCCGTATTTTGAGGGCTTGTCCGAGCGCGCATATTCCAGGGCTAAGCTGAGAGAATATGAGAACAAAACCGTTACATACAATGGGCGAACCCTTCCCTACTACGACGCCACCCAGCAGCAAAGATACTTGGAGCGACAGATCAGGCGATGGAAACGGGAATATCTGGCGATGGACGCGGCTGGTCTGGACACATCGGAGGCCAGCGCCAAGCTGGCTGCCTGGAGGGCGAAGCAAAAGGACTTTCTAACCCAGACAGGGCTTGGCGAGGATAAATTCAGGAGCCAGGTCTACGGGTTTGGAAGAAGCCAGGCCGCGAGAGCCAGAGCGCAAGCAGAAAGGTTGAAAAAGCATAGCCGCGATGGTATAATAATTATGGGAAGTGATGGCATGCAATTAAAAATTGATTCCTTAACCCCATGCCTTGTAGAGGCTTCTACTGGAAAAATCATCGAAACCTCATATAAAAAAGCGGCTAAGTCAGAATTGAAATCTTTGAAAGCCAAGGGTTGGCTTTTTGATTGGACGCACTCTTCCCTCAAGGAAGACGAAATCTATAAGTTAGTCGTAAAAGGCGAATCAAATCCACAAGGGTTAATAGCCCTTAAATATGAAGATCGCAGTAAGGCGGTATACGTCCAAATTGCTGAAAGCGCTCCGAGTAACCGCGGAGCAAGTAAAGAATATTTGGGAGTTGGCGGACATTTATTCGCCATTGCGGCACAACAGTCAATGGAAAAAGGTTATGGTGGGTTTGTCTTTTTTGACGCCAAAAACACAGACCTGGTAAAACACTATTCAAAGGCCTTAGGGGCACAATTACTGGGCGTTCCGCACCCATATCGAATGATTTTAGATGAAGATGCTGCCAGAAAGCTATTAAAGCTTTATACGTTTAGAAAGGAGTGATTTAAATGTCTGAACAGGATATGAAAAGAATGATGGAATTTGATAATGCCGCGGATAAGGCCGGCGGATATGTTTCTCCACTGTTTAAAGACAATGCCAATTACGACTATCGAAAACTTCTCGCTTATTGCAAAGAAAAGAAAATTGATCCTTTGGATTTGACCATTCGAGAACTAGATAAATTCATTATTCCTCAATAAAGGATACCCCCCACCGAAAGGCAGGGTGGTATTTTTATATTCAAATTTAATAGCGCAAGGCTCGTACAGAAATGTGCGGGCCTTTTGTTATACCCAAATTTGCCCTTGTCTGCTGGGCTTTAAATGCAGAATAGGCAGTGCGCAGAGTGGCTGCGCGTTTACAAATAAAATCTGGCCGAAGGAGAGACACATGGAATTTTTGAAGGAACTTTTCGGAAACGAATCTTTAACCTATGAGCAATTAGCAGCAAAAGTGGCCGAAAAGAAAATGAAACTGGCTGATTTATCAACAGGCGCTTATGTCGGAAAGGATAAGTATGAAACCTTGACGGCAGATCGTGACGGATTAAAACAGCGTCTTGAAGAGGCCAACGGCAAGCTGGAGGGGTACGACCCTGAATGGAAAACGAAGGCTGAGCAGGCCCAGACGGAAGCCGACGCTAAGGTTAATAAAATCCGGCGCGGATATCTGCTGAAGGAAGCCGCAGGCGGTATTAAGTTTTCCAGCGAGAGCGCCAAAAAGGCGTTTTTATCCGATCTGGAGGCGGCTGAGCTTCCCGTACAGGAAGATAAGGTCCTGGGCTTTGAGGATTTCTTAAGCAAGTACAAGGAAAGCGATCCTTCCGCCTTCCTCCCGGACAAACCGGCGCCCACCATTACCGTCCCGGGACAAGGGCCTGCTTTCAAGAAAACAGGGCAGCAGCTTCTTGATGAAAAGTACAAAAACAATCCATTCTATCACCCGAAAGGAGAATAACAAACTATGTCAATTAAATACGGTTCTTTAAACGTAGATGAAAGATACTCCGGTATTCTGGAGCCTAATCTTTATTACAACCCTGTTCTGGTGCCCGGCGTGACCTGCACAGACAAATATCAAATCGGGCCGGCGGGTCAGATTTATGTGCATAAGCTTACCACCTCCGCGGTGGAATCCGGAACTCCGGGCCGGGATTTCTCGGACACCGCCGTATCAGATACTTTAATCCCGATTCAGCTGAATAACAATTTCCAGCGCTCCTATAAAATCTATGGAGTACAGGCGGCCGCCGTAGAATTCGGCGTGGCTGAAGAAGCTCTCTCGACCGCAACTCAGGAAATCCGCGAAGGCTGGATGCGGTGCGGTCTTGCCTGCTTAGCCCAGGAAGGAACCGCCGCGACCCTAACCACGGCGATCACCGACGTTAAGGAGGATATCATCGCCACACGCCAGGAAATCGTGCAGGATAAGGGCCGGGCTAATGTGGTCATGTGCACCCCGGCTTTTTACAGCCAGGTCCTGCTTGCGGCCGGCAAGGACTTCACTCCGGTTATGAATGACCGGATCGCCAGCACCGGAAATGTGGGGCAGTGGCTGGGCATGACCTTTGTGGAAGCCAACGGCGCCCAAGGCTCTATTAAGTATTATGACAGCACCGGCGCGCAGAAAACGGTTGATATGTCCACGGTGCAGTATGTCATGTACTATCACGAGGCTCTGTCCGTGATCAGCAACTTTGAGGTAGCCAGAGTGATCGATTCCGAGCGCTTTGCTGGTTCCCTGGCCCAGGTGGAAATGAATACCGGGTATAAGGTGACCAACGCCGCTCTGGCGAGGGTTCGCAAGGTGGCCGCAAGCGATTGAAGGGAGGCGACCCCGAATGTACTCAACGTATCAGCAGTACCAGCAGCGGGGCGGAAAGCTTCCGGAAAGCGAGTATCAGGCAAACGCGCAAAAAGCGTCTGAGCTCATTGATTATTACACGATGGGACAAGCGGCCTCAGCGGAAACAATGGGGCCGCAGCTCTCGGCGTGCGAGTGTGATTTGGCGGATATCATACCGACGCTTCAAAGGGCGGCCTCCGGGATTCAGTCTGAAAACGTGGACGGATACAGCGTTTCCTTTTCCGGCCAGACAGAGGCCAACGCCGGCGTTTTGTCGGTTATGAAGCGTCACCTCTCCTTCCCTGTCAACCTGCTGGTGTTTTCCGGCTGGTCCTTCGTGTGAGGTGATACCATGATAACCAACGCGGATATCACCATCTACCATGAAACCTACAACAAGGAAACCCGGCTGAAGGAGTGGACTTCCAGGCAGTATCCCGGCGTTAACTGGTACGGCAAGCAGGCCGTTTCTGTAGGGGATACCGGACTGAATACGGCGGATTCCTATATCGTGCGGATTTCCACCGAGGAAGCAATTGTTATATCAAACGGCGATCTTGTGGTAAAAGGGCTTGTGACAGACCAAATCACAGGCCCTTCCCAATTAACCGGAAAATATGAGTGCTTTGTGGTAACCGCGGTAAGGGACAACCGGAGGGGCACTCCCATGATGCGGCACTGGAGAATCGAGGGGAAATAGCGTTGGCTGGAGGCTTTAAAATCGAAACACCAAAAGGTGTAATTTTTACCACGACCGGCAAAAACGGAAAAACCACAGCTAAGCTGGAATGGAACAAGAATTTCAGCGCTGAAAGAAGCGACCAGTTCAGCCGGACTCAAAGGTTTGTAGACAGCGAGGTGCTGCGCCTTTCCTCCCCCTATGTTCCTTTTCAGACTGGTATGCTGGATAAATCCGGCATACTGGGAACCGATGTTGGCTCCGGTGAAGTCAATTACATCGCCCCCTACGCCGCCGCTCAGTATTACAGGACTTCGGTCAGCCGTCCCTATGACCCACAGAGAGGCGCGAAGTGGTTCGAACGCATGAAGATCGACCACAAGGACGAAATCCTGCGGGGCGCAAAAAAGATTTCAGGAGGCAAATAGCATGGCTGACACTATTATTCAATCTCTGCGGGATTATTTCCTGACCTGTCCGTTGATGGGGGACAGCGCGATCAATGTAGATTATCTGCCGGAAGGTCCGGCGGTGGAATATTCCATCGATACCACCCCGGCCACGGAGATCGTAAAGCAGTATATTGGCGGAAGCAGCGTGCGGCAATACCTGTTTGTGATCCGGTCCGTCAATGATTATGGACCGGACGTTTTGCAGAACCTTGCCAACAGCGGATTTTATGAGAATCTGGCGGCATGGCTGGAAGTCCAGACCAGAACCGGCAATTTTCCGAGCCTGCCGGAAGGAAAAATCCCGCAAAAAATCGAAGCCCAAAGCACGGGCTATCTATTCACAACCGGGCCTGACACTGGAAAATATCAAATCCAGTGCAGGCTTCAATACTTTCAGGAGGTATAACTATGGCAAATGAAACCATTATGCGGTTCCAAATCGCGGACTATTTAGGCATTCCCGGGGACAGCGATACAACCTACGCGCTGATGGGCGCGGGCTTCAACACCCTGGACGAGAACCCCGCCGCCCAGCTGGACACCAAGGCGTATATCAACGACAAGGCCGCGTCCAGCATTGTGAAGGGCTATCAGCCCCAGTTCCCCTTTGACACCGATCTGATCAAATCTGAGGAAGCGGTCATGGAGCTTTACAAGATCGGACGGGACGAGCTGACCGGCGCCGACGCGGAGCGCGATTATATTCGGGTTGAATTGTTCGAGCCGGTAGCTTCTAAGGAAAACACCTTTAAGGCCAGAAAATTCAGGGTAGCCGTAGAGGTGGCAAGCTGTGCCGGCGCTGGCGGCGAGACCATCAAGGTCACCGGCAACCTGAACAACGTGGGAACCTTTGTAGACGGTGAATTTAACACCACTACAAAAACCTTCACCGAAGCAGGCGCTGCTGAATCCGTGTGATAAGAAGGAGGACACAGCCGATGTTTACCGTAAACGGAAAAGAGCTGGACTATGATATTTTTGACGCTGATAAGGCAGATCTCATTCAAAGGGTAACGGAAGAAACCTTCCAAAAAATCGCTTCCATTGACGCAAATTCTCCGGAAAACACCTGGGCGGGTTTTGTAAGGGAAATTTGTGAAGCTGTGGCCGCTGCGTTTGACAGGCTTTGGGGTGCGGGAACCGCGGTCAAAATTTTTGACGGCGTGGTGAATCTAAAAGTCGCAATGAACGCGTTTCAGGAGTTGGTGGACGGTATTAACGCGGAAAAGGCTGAGCTTGAAACTATGGCGAAAGCTGTCACGGCTAAGTATTCCGGAAACCGCGCCCAGCGCCGGGCAAAGAAATGAATATCCTGACAGACCCGGCTCCCAAAACGGTAACCATCGGCGGCGCGGAGGTCCCGATCAATTCGGATTTTCGCGCCTCTGTCCGTTTTGAAATGATGATGGAGGACTCCTCCCTTTCCGAGCTGGACAAAACAGTAAAAGCCCTGAGCCTTTATTATAATACGGGCGATTTAAAAAACAGCTTTAAGCCGCCGGCGCCTATAGAGGAAGCCATTGACAAAATGCTGTGGTTCTACCGGGCCGGAAAGGAAGAAAACGGCGCTGTAAGCGCCGGGAAGGGGACGCAGATTTATTCCTATTCCTATGACGACGAATACATTTTCGCGGCCTTTCTGGAACAGTACGGCGTAGATTTGCAGGATATTCCTTATCTTCACTGGTGGAAATTCAAAGCCATGTTCCTGGGGCTGAAATCAGATTCCAGGATTGTGGAAATCATGGGTTACCGAAGCATTGACATCACATCGAAAATGAGCAATGAGCAAAAGCAGTTTTACCGGAAAATGAAAAAGCAGTTTGCGATTCCTCTCCCCCAGCCTGAGCGGGAAAAGCTGAACGCTATCGAGCAGGCCCTTTTAAACGGCGGCGACGTGAGCAAGGTGCTCTAATCCTTTTTCTTGACAGGGTTGTGTAATGAATACACATCGTGCTATAATCTAGGAAAAAGGAGGAAGATGCAATGAAAAGGGTGCTTTGTGGGGCTTTGGCGGTTATCCTTGCCATCGGGTGTTTGACTGGGTGTCAAGAAGGAAATGATCTAAATTCTACGAATGAATCATCGCAGGTTGTATCATCTAAACCTAATCCGGCGGATATGGAAAGCGAAAATACAGAAGAATCTTCAATGGCTTACCAAAAAACGTGGAGCGAACTTGTCACCACTTATCTGCCAGATGCTATCGTTGATGAAGGTGAGTCTGCTGTCATGGTCAAGGCCAGTGTCGGAGATATGAAACCAGACGATTTTATTGATAAATGTAGTGTTATTTTTTTAGAACTTGGTGACGACAGTATCAAAGATGGATTCCTTCTGCAAATCGATGTAGATGGTAAAGGCAGTATCACAGGTCAAAAATTAACAGGCTGCAATATTATGAACTGCCAAACGAGCAACCTACTGACAGATCCCGAATTAAGCGCATGTTATAGCGAAACTTTTAAACTTATTGATAAAGAATGGAACGACGAAATGGACCAAAAAGAAACTGAACTAGAAGCGGAAATGGAAAAGCTTCAAAAGGAAATTGATTCCATTCTTAATAATTGAAACTGTCTTAAGCACGCTTTCGGGCGTGCTTTTCTTATGCCTAAAATCAGGTGGTGACCATATTGGAAAAGTAAAGTGCCCTTATTGTGGATATGAAATGCCTTTGCGGTTAAGCCAGACGGCTGACTGTAAGGGTATTTTTATTAAATGCAAGGGAAAGAACTGCAAACAGATATTTGAAATAAAAGTAAAAAATGGAAGGCAGGTCAAGTAGTGCCATTATGAGCCGATGACCTCACAGGAAAGGGTGAGATTATGGCTTACGATGGCTCTTTAAAATTTGATACCAGGGTTGACAGCTCCGGTTTTAAGTCTGGAATTGAAAAGCTGGGGAGCATTGCGAAAACCGGGCTGAAAGTAACAGCCACCGCGATTGGAGCGGTAAGCGGTGCGTTTGGCGCCGCTGTTCTTTCCGGCGTTAAGTACAATTCCCAAATGGAACAATATATTACTTCCTTTGGTACGATGCTTGGCAGCGCGGAAGAAGCCACAAAGCTGGTTAACAATCTGAAGGAAATGGGGGCCAAAACCCCATTTGAAACCTCAGATTTGGCAAAAGCTTCTCAAACCCTTTTAGCTTTTGGAACCTCTGCGGAAGATCTTCTCCCCACCCTTCAAATGCTCGGGGACGTATCTCAGGGGAATAAAGAGCGGTTTGACAGCTTAACCCTGGCGTTTGCCCAGGTTGGAAGCGCCGGCAAGCTGTCCGGGCAGGATTTACTGCAGTTTGTCAACGCGGGCTTCAATCCTTTAAATGAGATCAGCAAAATGACCGGTGAGAGCATGGCGGAGTTAAAAGAACGCATGTCCGCCGGCGGGGTATCAGCGGAGGAAGTTGCGGAAGCCTTCAAGCATGCTACCAGCGAGGGCGGCCAGTTTTACCAGGCAATGGAGGCACAGAGCCAAACCTTTAACGGGCAGATGTCCACGCTGAAGGACAACGCTATGTCCTTTATCGGGGAACTAACCCAGGGCGTTACCAACACCTTAAAGGATTCGGTTCTTCCCACGGTCAACGGCTGGCTGGAGGAGCTGCAAAGCGCCTTTACAAGCAACGGTGTGGAGGGCGTTGTTACGGCTTTTGGCTCTATTCTGGCTGACGCCTGCACCAAGCTTGCGCAAGCGGCGCCGGGCGTTGTTGATCTGGCTGTAGGATTTATCCAGTCGTTTATAAAAGGGATTGGAGATAACGCGCCCCAGCTGATCCAAGCGGCAAAACAAATTGTCGGCGCTTTAGCGGACGGCCTGATAAAGCTCTTACCCAGCGAGATCCAAAAGCCGGTAAAAGAAACCGTAAATATTTTAAAGTGTTCCTTTGAAAGCGGCGGGCTGCGGAACGCCATCAACACGGTATCTAAAATTTTGAAGGATCTGGGGAAAGTAGTAACCAATCTCGCGAAAACGATACTTCCTCCCCTGGCGAAAGCCGTTGATTTTCTTGGCAAAAATATAAAAATCATCTTGCCACTTATTGCCGAAGCGGTGGTTGGAATTAAGGCGTTTAAAATCGTACAATCAGCTACGAAGTGGTTTGATGCTATGAAAACGGCAATCGCCGCCGCTGGGGCGGCTACCAGCGCTGAAGCGTTAGCCACCGCAGCTTCCACTGGTGCCATTACCTTAAAACAGATCGCCGTAGGCGTTCTGACCGGAGAAATC